GTGGAACCAACAGAAACAATAATACCACCTTTGGGGAAACTAGAAATACCAACATCTGATCCTAATGGATCTGTTTCAGTTCCGTTGAATGTTACTGAGGTAATTCCTGCTGACTCATTTAAAGAATATTGGTTACTAGCACCAGGTGTTTGGAATACATCATTAACAAGAATGATTGCATTTTCTGTTGAAATACCAGTTACATCGGTGCTATTTTGATATAATCTAAATTCATTTTGAGTTCCATTAAATCCTTGAGAAATGTCGTCAAAAATATAATTTTTATGATATGCTTCATCAGATGAATTTGTAATACCAGATCTAATAAAGGATCTTCCTTGGAAACTAGAACTAGTTGTAATACCAGTCCAATCACGTTCATCAGGTGCATTTGTTGATGATCCAATTGGAGTGTTGCCAAACGGTGCTTCAACGAAGTTAAGATGATTATCTACAATATTATAATTACCAACAATTTTGGTTACCAAAGCACCAGTGCTAAATCCTGATAATTTAGTTCCTAACCAAGGTCTTCTAACTCTTATGAAATTAGTGCTGCCAATACCAACACCTTCAATCTTCATAATTTCATTACCGATTTGAATTATATCGGATCCGAAGAATGATGTAATGCCACTAAATTTTAATAAATTATCTGCAATGGTAACTGAATCTGCTAATGTCGTGGTGACTGCTGTAGAAACAACAGGTGATTGAATAAGATTATCAATTGCAACGATTACTTTTGCGTTTTGATTCGTAGCAATAAATCTATGTGAGGTTCCAATACCAACACTTTCAAGTTCAACAATTTGTGGAATTGACTTCAATGCATTTTCAGCACTTGATGCAATCTTTATATTGTTATCATCCACTTTGACTGCGTACAGATTTTCACCTGGTAAGAATGTCGTGGAAGATGCTCCTACAAAACTAGTGGTTGCAATACCAACAGCAGATGTGGTTAATCCAACATGAACGTATCTAATTTTTTCACCACTGACAAAGAAGTGATTAGGGATTTTAATTGTATTGTTTGTAACACTTACAATCGAACTATCGTTTCCTTCAAAGTATCTTTCAAAGACTTGTAAGTTTTCATGTTTAAGTTCAAACTCTCTCTTAATATCACTCTCAGTTCCTTGATAAGCACCTAATGAATTATTAATAGAACCATTAGTGAAATCAATTTCTTCAGATTTATCCTCATCTTCAATTAAATTAAGATTATTTGAATATACATTAACAACAGTATTGACACTTGCTGGAGGAGTGTATACAAGAGAAACAGTGCCTGCAGAAGATACTCTGGAACCAAATGTTCCAAAACCAGATGTCGTCGAAGTTTCAATGACACCATATTCAGTCATGTATGTGTCTGAATCAACGGTTGTATCGGTGGTATAGTCGTCAAGTAATACAATTTCAGATAATTGATAGTTATCATTTGTAGTATCAACAACTTGAACTAAGAAGTAACCTCCGTCAAAAGCACCGTCAAATTGTGAAATAGTGTTTATACCAGGAGTAGCAGAAGATGAAATAGATGTTGTTTCCGCCTTTATACGTGAATTTGTTAAGTCGGCAGTTCCAATTCCAGTAAAAGTATCACTTGCTAAACCAACTTGAATTGTGTTAATGACCCCAGTCGTTCCAATACCCGTTGATGCTGGAACAAAATCTACTTTAAGATCTGAACCATCAATATAAGCATGATAAGTTCCTAATCCAACTTCGGAGTATGCTGCTAATCCAGTTGAAAGTCTTCCATAATCTAATAATTCGACGTTTGATCCATCATGAACAATATTAAGTTCAATTGTTTCAAATTCCTCATTGCTTGAAGTATCTGGATTTATTTGAACTAATACTTTTGCGCTAGTATATGTGCTAGCAATAGAAACAATGTTGGTCGTAACACCAGCAGTGATAGGAGAGCTTGTTGACTCAATTAAAGCAACACCACCCAAAGATGTCGTTCCTACTCCAGCAAATACATCATCTAGATTATAAGAAAGTGCAACGACATTATAATCATTCACTTTGAACTTAGTTGGGAAGAATCTTAATTCACCTTGCCCAGATGCAATTGCAAAATCAAATGATCCTTGATCGTATTGAGATTCAACTCTACCATATTGATTAATATATCCTCTAGATCCATCATGAATTAGATCAATAAGAAGAAGTTGCCTTTGTGCTGTAAATCTTTTATCTCCGACAAGTGTAATATATTTTTGAGAACGAATCTCATTAGTGTTAAATGAATTGATTACACTAAAAGCAGTTGGTCTTGGATTGCTATTAAATTGACTTGATACATCATCAATTGATAGAACTCTATTACCAACTGATTCAAAGAAATCAGATAGAATACGATTTGAAAAAATTATCTCATCAGATACTAATTTGTTGTTTAAATTAAAATTGTTCTCTTTAACAAGATCAAAATCAAATACACAATTCAAACTTACAAAACTATCAACATCTTTAATAAGAGTAAGATTAGTAAGATCAGTTGAAACCCCAACTGTCATATTATTACTGTTATTTGATTCTAATTGATAATCTGCGAACTTTCTAAATCCTAAAGTATGATTTGTTGTAGAAACAGGATCATTCCAAGTATCAAAATCAACTCTTGATTTTAAAGAATATGAGAAGTTTTGATAGTAAAAACTATCCTGAATTCTTTGCAAATCAAAGTTAAGAACTCCGGAGTCAGTCTGTCTTCCTTTAATTGTTTTGACACTTGAATTAACTTCGGTGTTAATATCGAATGATTCAACAGATGTTGCTATACCTGAAATATTCGATGTTTTGCCCTTAATAACATCTGTGGTAAAAAACACATCATTAGATGAAATAGTCAAAGTATCGATTTTAGGATCCCAATCATCTACTACACCAACTTTAGAACCAGAGGAAACTGTTTCTCCTGAAATATAATTGTTTGTTTTTAATTTAATATCGAAAATTGCGAAATTTTTCTCAGCAGTTATTCTTCCAGACGAATTGACCTTATCGAATGTTCCTGGGAATTCAGAACCAGTTAGTGAATCTGAAATATTGTATCTAACAGATCCAATACCACCAAGGTTTTCGGTAACAGCAGTTAAAGTAAACAGTTTATAATTATAGTTTGCAGAATCAAACCCTTTACCTGTTGAACCTAGACCAACGCTGACATTTTCAACTAAAACTTTATCACCAACTTTAAATGGGAAGGAATTAACGGTGCTAAAACCTACAGATAGTGTTACGTCAACATTACCACTTGAACTATCATAAACAATAGTATTGATTCCGACTCCAGAGTCTGTTTGAGTTGGAATGATAGTAGGAGTTGCATTACTTATCCCATTTGTATTCTTAAGAATATCAATTTTATTATTTGCAAACCTCAAGTCAATATCATTTACAACATTATTTGTTTTACCATCAATAACAATAAGTTTAGGTGCTATTTGATATCCTCTACCAAAAGAACTAATTGCTACAGAATCAATTTGAGCTAAACGATCTATTTTGAGAATTTGTGGATATCTAGCAGTTGGTGATAAAGTTTTATCAGAAGGTAATTTATAATTATCGATATTGTTAATATCAATATTTTTGACCTTTCCAATGTCATTGCTGCTTGTGAATAAAATAGCATTTTTACCCGCAGCAGTTGTGACTGTTGTAATTCCAGGCAATGAATAATAATTTTTGCCAGGAGTTTCTATAGATACTTTTGCAATAGGACCATAAGTATGTGTACAGTCAGTTTCATACTCAATAGTAGAAGTTGGTGAAGTATAACTTGTGCTTTCTGGAGTATCTCCTAAAGTGTAAGTAAATGTAGTTGTGGTTCCTACATTGATAGAGTATGTTCCATTGTAATCACTGAACCTACAATTAATTTCATTATTAGAATTTGCCTCTTCATCAACTATAATGCTTGTTTTTGATGTAGGTGTGCTTGATTCTTTAATAACATCAAGTTTATAATATAAAACATCTGGAAGATTTTTATTTACAGTAAGAGTTGCTTTTGCACCAGCACTTCCAACATTTCCAGTTTTTGTCAGTTCAAAGACACTGTTTGTGTCAGATTTGTTCCATACTTTAGTAAAGTTTTTATCAGTATAAAGATTAAACTCAAAGGCAGGATATTGTGTGCCTTGAACAGTATATCCAAGGGAAGAATCTGAGAGATCAAATTCAACTGTTGAGTTTTTATATACCTTTAGAGAAGGATTGATTGGATTTATTGTTCCGAGTGATGCACTAGAGAGACCAACAACATTTGGTTTTTCTATTGTGGCATCATGCTTAGTATTAGCAAGTTTAATTGTATTATTATCAACTTTAACGATATAATAAATCTTCTGATCAACAAGTCCTTGGGTAGGATCTGATGATGTATGAATAATCTTGTCACCCGTAATAAAACCGTGAGATGTAACACTAATTGTATTGTTAGTGGTGTTTACTCCCACTGTCGTGAATCCAACAGGATCAACAATTACTCTTCTATTAAAATCATTATACTTTAATATTTTAGTAATTGTATTGTTTGGACTTACACTGATAGAAATATTATGTGGTGAACTTAATCCATGAGTTGATGCAGCTGATACTGTTACTAAGTTTCTTCTTACCTCACCAGTGAGTACAGTATGATTTGTTTTAAAACTATGAGTAGTTCCAGATCCAACACTTCTAAAGAAAAGTGTGGTTGCAGATCTGTGGGTGCTAGCAATTCCAACAAATGTTCCAGTCGTGCCTAAACCTACTCTAACCGTGGCAATACCAATTAAATTATCATCAATCTTAGCTACGAATACTTTTTGACCATCCGTTAAAGTAATACCAACTCCAACATTTGTAGAGTCCTCAACAATAATACCACTACCACCAGTTCCTGGAGAGTAAGTTATTTCATCACCAGTTTTAAGGTCATGATTTTCAATGAATATTGTTTTAGATGGAATAAAAATACTTGTTAAACCGGCACCTGGATTGGAGAATGAAATCGTTGTTCCGATACCTACACCTGAAATGGTTCCAAGTCCAATAACTTCTGGATTAAAATAAATTTGTTTATTAATCCTAAAGTTATAGTCAGTTTTGAATCCAGCATTAATAATAAGTTTTCTTGGATCTTCAAAAATATACTTACCAATAGTATGAGATGTTCCGGTGGTTCCTTCAACCTCTCTTAGAACTCTTATTCTTGATGATTTTGCATCAACATTAAGAACTTGAACTTTTTCTTCGCCAATAGTCAAAATATCGTTATCTCTAACTTTAGAGAAAGAAAGATCACCAGATACACCAAAGAAGGTAACAAGACCAGTAACACCAACTGTTCCGATCGCAACACCAGTGGTTCCTGTCCCTACAATAGACAGTCTATTAGTTGTTATACCTGCTTTGTAAGTACCTTCGATTTTTGAAGATGTAGTTGATAAACCTGCAATGGTAACTACGTTGAAATTCAAGAAATTGTGAGGTTTATCATTATAGACAACATATTCACCGTTGACATCACTAGAGTAAATTTCAACATTTGAGAGAGTGCTTGTTGCTACACTAACTGTATTAACATTTCTGCCTTTCAAATGAGATACTTTTGCAGATATACCTTCTCCTCTAGTATTTGAGTTATCAAATACAACTTGATCTCCTATTCTATAATCAACACCAGCACTAGAAATTCCAATTAAATTAACTGTTCCTGGTTGAACAGAATTAATTTTTGCAGATTGTTTTAATTTATTTGGAACATCAATATAAGAGTATTCTAATTCTCCTTCAATAACATTATATGGATAAGTGTTTCTTCTCCAATCATCAGAATTTAATTTTTCCTGTAATGAATCATTTTTAAAATTATACTCATCAGGTATCGATTGATAACTATTTCCAATCAGATATGGGAATACTGGTTTTTTGTATTTTTCAAATACACCCGAATTATCGGATGCTGAATTGATAGTAGTAAAATAAGCATATGTTCCATTCGGATATTCTGGAGTAATGCAAAATCTTCCATTATTTGCATCGAGAACATCATCATCACTTACCTCGAAATGAGTATAATCCTCAACAAAGAATCCCTCAGGGAAAATAGAGGTAGGTGGTCTGTTTGATTTAATATCTATTTTGTAACCAGATTTTAATTGTGTAATTGTGCCACCAGATTTTGATGAATATCCATATGGTCCATATATTGGATTACCATCGTAAGCAAATCCAATAATTGGAGAGTGTTTTGTTGAAGACTGTTCAATACCATTAACTTGTCTTAAATCAGATTCACCATATAATTTGTTGCCTTCTTGATCTACCGCAAAAATATTTTCTCTTAATTTTCTAGGTGCATACAAATGAGCATATTGCAATTCGTTGGAGGAAACTCTTGAATCAGTTATAAAACCATCATCACTTTCAAAATATTGAAGATATTTTTCAAATAAGTTTACTCTCCAAGTTTTAAGATTAGATTTAAATTTTGGAGGATTAGTATTTCCAGATGGTGTTATGACGATTGAAGTTGTGTCTTGTGAATAACCAGCACCTTTTTCAATTATATTAACCGATGATACGGATCCATTAACTATGTTTAAAGTAATTACTGCACCTAATCCATCACCTATAACATCAACATCTGGTGGAGAATTATATCCACTTCCAGAATTTTGTACGATTACTTGAACAATTCTACCATTTTCAATAATTGGTTTTAATTGACAATTAGAACCTGAATTTATTGTAACTTGTGGTTGATGATCAAGATTTAAAATTTCAGAAGATCCATATCCAACACCACTGTTTTCAAGATGTACTGATGTTACTGAACCTCTAAACACAGGTGTGATTGATGCTTCAAACGTTTCTGATCCGATCGATGAAATTCCAACTTCACCTTTTAGAGTGACAGTAATATCAGGGTAATTAAATACGTGAGTTCCTACACCTACTGATGTAAGATTTACATATTGCTTAGTTCTATAATATAATTGTTTATCTGAAGTTACACCAACTTGAGACAGTTTAAATGAATTATCATTCTCTTTTGTAATATAGTAATCTGTATCAACATTAAGACCACTTATTGGTGTTCCAACGCAAGTATATCTTACTAACTCACCTGAATTATAATCGTGGTTACTAATGATAATTGTATTACTCGCAGTGCTTACTCCAGAAGTTGCAGCTGCAGTTCTCTTTTTATTCTGATAACCTAACCCACCATCAACTACGTTAATGGAATCTACCACTGATTTTTTACTAGTCGATTTTAATGAATGCTTACCAACTCCAAAACTTGACAAGAAAACTGTGTTGATACCTAAAATGGCATCATTTTGCTTAGGATGTAAACTTACAGTGACATCATCGATCGTGGATACGTAATATTGTGCATTAGTAACAATGCCTGCAATTCCCTCTTGATTGTTAGTAATGTAAATTACTTCCTCAGCATTTTTGAATTTGTGATAGGTAGAAAATCCAATTCTAGACTGAGTGGATGCAGTTCCAATTACAACCTGACCTTTGGCATTATCTGCAAAAAACTCAGGTTCGTGATCAATAAGTTTCATATTTACAGATGCTGTCGCACCTTTACCATTGCCACCATCAATTTTAATTGTTGGTGTATTAAGGTAATCAAATCCAGAATTTTTTATTAAAATTTCTTGAAGAGAACCATTTATTGCAAGATATCCAGTTGCTCCAGTTCCAACACTATCTGATATTACAAGTTCTGGTGGATTTACAACATCTAAATCTGATCCTGAAGAGGTAACTTCTATTTCTTCGATTGAACCATATTTAATTTGCTGCTTTGACTTATAATTTAAAATTTCAACACCATTAACAAGAATACCAGTTGTCCCAGGTTTTGTCTCATTTATTGAACCATCATCTGATGGATCTGATATTTTTCTAAGGATATTTTGAGGTTTTAAATTTTTAGAGTAAAATTCAAATGGCGTGACAACACTATTGTTAACCGTGGTTACAGTATCAACATTTACATATTTTGAATTGAAAATATTGTTTTTACTTTTTGCAAATCTTACTGTGAATGAATTTACTCTTTCAATAAAATATTCTCCATCAGCAAAAAGTCCAGTCCCTCTTACTAATCTGGTGGCACTATTGCCGAATTCATCAATGAAAGTCTCAGAAACTCTTTCTGCTGCGTAGTAGACTTTATCTCCAGTATAAAGTCCATGATCTTTTCCTGGGGAGATGATAAACTCTGTTCCATTAAAGGTGCCAGTAAATTTTATTTCCCTAGAGTTTGTATTAAGAGGTTGTCCTTTATATGATGGAATTGAAGGTGACGCGACAAGATAATCATCACCATTTACACTTTTATAAACGTTTTGAATATCTGTTGAGAAAATATTTGCTGATGGGAAGAAATTGGATTTTGTTTTAGAAATATTTCGTTGAATCTCAAAAGTAGAATTTGTATTAAGTTGACCTTGACCTCTAATTGTAAATGATTTTTCTGTTTTAACGTCAATTATTGTTGTAGTAAGTTTTCTACCATCAGATACCACTAATGTTGCAGTATCTCCACCATTAAATATATTTTCTACATTGAGAGTAATTTCATAGGTAAAGTTTGAGGAATCAATTAATTGAATATCTTTAACTTTATAAATGGGTGCTAAGTTGTAGATCCAATTATTTGTTTTTTTATTATTTTCAGAAATACCTAAAGATGTGATATTAATTGTTTCTGCCTTTTTGTGTCCCTTTGTATTCGAGGGCACATTTATTTTATTAATTACAGAGTTGATTCTAACCCTTACATTGCCTCCATCAAACGTTGATGCATAAGCAAAAGTATTAACTCCAACAGTTGATGCATCAGTGATAGTTTTATTTACATTCGATACACCAAAAAATTGTGTTAATGATTTTGAAGTATATGAAAGAACTCCATTTGTTTTATCTGAGTAAACAACATATAAATCTCCATCCGTACTAAATCCAACAGTAGAGTCAACATCAAGAACAGTTGCTCCTGCAGACACCTGTCCTATGACTTTAGTGGTTGGTTCAACCTTAAATTCTCCATATGCAGAACCATCAACACCAATGTCTCTATTATATCCACCATCAAACGTTAATCTATAGAATGTTTGACCAAATCCAACATCTACTTTTTCAACAGATGAAATTGGTGCGTATGCTTTTTCAATAATATCATCATATTGATCTTGATATAATGTAGCATTTTCCAATTCGAGTGGGTTTCCTGAAATAGGTTCAACCACCATCTCATTTAACACGCTAAAATTAGCATTTGATGGTGTAACTAAATTATCTCTTGGTTTAATTACTTCTACATTTTCATTATAAAGTGCCTTGAAAAGAATTTCAAAAGATCTATCGGTTCCCTTTGTAAGATAAAAATCTTTTGATTGTTTTAAAAATAGTTTTTGATTTAAATCAGGATCAAGACTTCTCTCCTCAAATCCAGGAAGAATTTGATGTTTTGTTTTTACTAAAAAATCCTTGAGGAAAAGAACAGATAAATTTTTAATTGTGGCACCAGAATCATGATCTTCCGCAGAAGTCGTATTAAATACAACTTCATCGGCAAATATTTCACTTCTATAAGACGTAATACCAGCAAAACCTCTAATACAACCTGTAAAGGAAAAATTTGTTTTTCCGGTATAGGTTATAATTTCATCATCAATTTGAATTAATCCATAGGAATCAGGAAATCCATCTGTTCCTGTAGGAGATTTTGAGGTTGAAACATTAATAGTGGTATCATCAAAATCAATATCACCCTCAAGAATGATTTCTGAAGAAAGATTAGTTGTATTATCAACTTTAGTATATTTGTCAATGTTTTGAATTAAATCTACAGGACCACCTTGATACTCTTGTCCTCTATAATATGACTCTAAGAAAGATTCAACAAGTGGAAAATCTTCCCTAACATATGCGGGAAGTTGATTAGAGACGATTGTGTTAAACTGTACTCTGTTTTCTGACATTTTATGTTAACTTCTTAGTAAGAGGATGATCCTGATGTAGATGCTCCAGATGTTGATACAGTGCTGGATGGTGTAACTGGTGTTGTGGTAGTTGACGTTGTAGTAGTGTTAGTAGAGGTCGTGCTAGTTCTTCTGCTAACAGGTCCACCTGATCTTACTAAATTACCATTAGGGTAACTTGAAGAAATGTTGTAATTTGATGCCGAGGGATCAAGACCCGACGAAATATTATCAACTATAACATCAAATACACTACTACTAGTATCTAGTTGCAAATAAAGATCCTGTAATCCGACAACATCATTTGAAGTTGGAGTTGCCTCAATTTCTATGATAGGTCTGCCATCTTTTAATTTTGCTTCTAAGATATTTACTGGGTTCATTGTAATTATTCCATTTGAATAATTAACAAATCCAACATTTCTTCTAACAATTGTTGGAGATTGAGACGAAACGGATGGAAGAGTAAAGAAGAACAGAATACCCGTTATACCATCACCACTTGGTAAGTCTGACATGTAAACGGGTTCTTGAACTCCCGCGATTCTAAAGGAACTAGTTTTGATATTGTATCCATTTTGTTTTTTAACATAGAATGGATTACCAAAACCAATTTGATATTCTGCAAAGGTATTGAGAACGACTCTCAAGTCTCTTCTCATAGCAACTGTAGTAATATTAGATGTCACAGATTCATGACTACTATCAAGTATTTTCAAAAACTTACTATATTTAAATCTCGCACCATACTTATTCAATTCACTTGACTCAGCATACTTATTTGCATTGTTTTGGCAAATAGAAGATACGAAAGCACTAGATGGTGCTAAATTTGTGTTATAATAAATCTTTGAATTAACTTCGAGATACAGATATTTGAGATCTAAGATTTCTGGTACAATTCCAGCAACAGAATACTTCTTTAATTTAAGTTTGATATTATCTTTAATCGAGTTTGGTAAGAAATCACCAAATCTTGGTTTAATACTAATGAAAACTTTGCCATATTGTGGAGGAATGATCTCTTCACCTCCAAATACTGAGATAGATTCGGTTTCTGGGTAAATTTTTGCAGGAATCAGAGTTTCATAGTCATTTGCAGTTAATGCACGATTTTGTGATGCATATATTCTTGGTGCATATTTTTTAATTGACTCTACTCCTTCAATTTCTTCTCCACCAGATGATATTAAACCAGTTGACATCAATGATATACCAGAAGTAACATTATATGTTTGTGCATTTCTTGTATAACTGATTCTACCTGCAAAAGTGAACTCTGAGATGCCATTTGCCGCATCTCCACTTGATGTAATGTAATCTACGGTAATAAAGTTGTTATTTTCTAACTTTTGGCCAAAAATATTGTCTCCAAAAATTATTTCGTATCTTTCATCATTAGATTCTTGAAGATAATAGACTTTTGAGTCAGATTTTACGTCAAATAGACTGTCTTGCAGTGAATATTTTACAGATCTTGTCGAATTTTCGTTTGGTCTGACCGTAACATTGATTAAATCAGTGTCTACACCAATATTATTGATAATAAATTTCTGATTCGGGACTCTTGAGTTGTAAGTAAAGGTATTTGTTAAAAAAGTTCCCTCATAAATCACAATATTTTCAAAAAATGCAGTATTTTCAACAACAGAAACTGTAATATCGTCTAAAATACAGAAAGTAAACGAACTATTCCCAAATGCACCTTGTGTTGTAGCAACAATTCCCTTTTTCAAGGTCAAAGTGCTAGGTGTAGGTGATATATTTGACGTATTAACAGAAAAACTTACCGTTGATCTTGCTGATTTTCTAGATCTTGGAACATATCCGATATTTCTTGCTAATGAAACCACATTTTCTCTTAATGTGGCACTATCAATGAATACTTCATTTGCCACCATGTTGGCATTATATGAAGTGATGTAGGTATTGTATGCCAAAACATCAAGAATGGACGATAAATTCGACCCTTCAAAGTCATAATCAGTAAAATCTGAATTTTCTTTGAGATATTCTCTAAGAGTTGTCTTAACCTGATTAAAATCAAGGTTAGAAAAGTTAGATAATGGCATTTTTACCTAGTTTGTTGCAAAACGAATTGTAATTCTTGAGGTGGAATATCCGCACCTATGATATCGTATATAATAACCACGTCAAAACTGTTGTTATCGAAGTCAGCAGATACATCAACTGTTCGTAAATCTACCCTTGGTTCAAAATTTGTGATAGATTGTCTGATTTGATCTCTTACAGTGAGTGCAGAAATATTATCTACGTTCTCAAACAAGAGTTGAGACACTTCAGATCCAAAATCTTCATTAAAAAATTTCTCTCCAGGCACCGTAAAGACTATATTTCGTATAGAACGGGCAATTGCATTCTCATTTTTGAGCGCAATCAAGTCATTAGTTAGTGGATTATTCTGAAATGACATGCTGAGGTCTTTAAAACCTCTACTTACCCGTTCTAAAGGCACAAAAATACAGCGATTATAATGTATTTATGACTTATCTTCAATCTTTTTTTCGTTTTTTTCAGTATTTTCTCTTTCTTTTGCAGTCTTCCAGAAATATTCATCCTCACGTCCCATACCAAGACGTTCAAATCCATTTTCTACCTGATAATATTGCGTTGAA